AAAGTGAAACACACGTGTAATTATTTCACTTTAGCGCTTAAAAGTGAAATTAAAGGCGCCGTATTTCCTTTTTCCTTTTATGCGCCACTAGTGTTGCTTTTTCCTTTTATGCGCCTGTTAGTGTTGCTTCTCATGTTCATTTTCCCCCCCTTTTTCGTCTTGTGCGCCTGTTAGTGTTCATTTTCTCCCTTTTTATGCGCCTATTAGTGCTCCTATACACCGTCTTGCTTGCGCTTAGTCAGGAAATCTAATACACTCCGCAAATCCAGTACTTTCAGGTACTTGCGCGTATGCCAAATGTTAAGATTGATCCTGCAAAGGACAAGCCCGTTCCCTACGATCTAAGGAGCGAAAAACCCGCGACTCCACTAGAAAAGCTGGCAGTTGCAGCGAACACCGTCGAACTCCAAGAAGCCCTAGGCTCTGTGCTAGATTTAGATCAGGCAGACCTAGATAAAGAGAAGGCTCTTATAGAGAACGCGGTAAAGAACAAGAAGAGCAAAGACCTCTCCCAGCCCAACACTGCCTTTGCTGCCGCAGCATTCCTACGTACGTATGGTCAACAGCTTGCTATGGATGCGGCTCAGGCGCGTGCCGCCATTACGAATAAACTTATGGAACTAGCCAACTGTGGAGACCCGAGATACGAGCTTAAGGCCCTTGAGCTGCTTGGTAAGCACAGCGACATTGGTATCTTTACGGAGCGTAGTGAGATAACCATCAACTATAAGGACCCCGCTGATCTTGAGAACGAGATTAAGGAGCGGGTGAAGCGGTTGCTAAATGCCAGCATAGTTGAGACAGTGTCTCTTGTTGACTCGCTAGACGAGGACCTAGGTGTGTTCGACGCGGGTACTGACGTGCCAGACGACTTAGAGGGTGAGGTTGATGAGTCAGCCTAATCCGTTCGAGAACATATCCATTAAGGATATACCCAAGATACTACCGATGCTATCCGTGGCTGAGCAAGAGCAGTTGTTAGCCCAGCTCTCACACTTAGAAAAGCTAAAGCACAAGACGCTTGTGCAGGATAAGTTCATTGAATTCGTTAAATATGTATGGCCGACGTTTATCAGTGGTAGACACCATGCGATCATGGCTGAAGCGTTTGAGCGTGTCGCTCGTGGGGATTGTAAGCGCCTCATTATTAATATGCCTCCTCGCCACACTAAGTCTGAGTTTGCTAGTTATCTACTGCCTGCATGGTTTTTGGGGAAGTTCCCCCATAAGAAGGTTATTCAGACGTCACACACCGCCGAGCTAGCGGTAGGCTTTGGTCGTAAAGTGCGTAACTTGGTGGATCAGGACAACTACCACGACGTTTTTCCAGAGCTAGCCCTGCAAAGTGACTCTAAAGCAGCAGGACGGTGGAACACTAACAAGGGCGGAGACTACTTCGCTATCGGTATTGGCGGTGCAGTAACGGGTAAAGGTGCGGACCTGCTCATTATTGACGACCCCCACTCAGAGCAAGAGGCCGCTATGGCCGACAGCAACCCTGAGATATACGACAAGGTCTACGAGTGGTACACATCAGGCCCTCGACAGCGTCTACAACCGGGCGGGGCTATCGTAGTTGTTATGACACGGTGGTCATTGCGTGATTTGACGGCCCAAGTGTTGAAGTCAGCCGCCCAAAGGGGCGGAGAAGAGTGGGAAGTTATTGAATTTCCAGCTATTATGCCTAGTGGAAGCCCCCTGTGGCCTGAGTTTTGGCCCTCAGAGGAGCTAGCGGCGCTAAAAGAAGAGCTGCCGAACGGCAAATGGATGGCGCAGTACCAGCAGCAGCCCACATCAGAGGCTTCTGCGATAATTAAACGTGAGTGGTGGAACGCGTGGGAGAAAGATGACCCGCCAGACTGCGAATTCCTCCTGCAATCTTGGGATACAGCGTTTGAGGCCAACAACCGTGCGGACTATTCGGCGTGTACTACGTGGGGCGTGTTCTTTAACGAGGAAACTAAGGTATACAACCTTATACTAGTGAATGCGTATAAGGGCAGGCTAGAGTTTCCTGATCTAAAGCGCGTTGTTATGGAGCAGTACGACGAGTATGAGCCTGATTCGCTAATTGTGGAGAAAAAAGCCTCGGGAGCGCCGCTTATTTACGAGCTGCGCGCTATGGGGGTCCCAGTGCAGGAATATACCCCTGTGCGAGGTACAACTAACAACCCGAACAACAAGATGGCTCGTTTGAACTCGGTATCTGACCTATTTGCGTCCGGTATAGTGTGGGCACCTGAGAGAGCTTGGGCCGAGGAAGTGATTGACGAGGTTGCTAGCTTTCCTGCGGGGGAGCATGATGACTATGTGGACGCTACAATAATGGCATTGTTGCGGTTCAGGCAAGGTGGGTTCTTAAGGCTACCCAGTGATGAGGTAGACGACTCTCCGGCATATAGAAACCGTAGAGCTGGGTATTATTAAAGGATATTGAGATGGCAATTGAAAAAGGTTTGTACGGGATGCCAGAAGGCATCGAAGAAATGGGTGAAGCCGAAGCCGTAATAGCTATAGATACTATGTCTGACGAGGGTGTCGAGGTAGTGCTAGAAGACGGTAGCGTAGAAATTACCTTTGGTGAAGAAATCGAGGAGATTGACGCCGCCCCGTTTGATGCAAACCTTGCTGACTACTTAGAAGACGGTCAGTTGCAAGAAGTGTCTACCGAGCTTACTGAAGCTATTGAGTCTGATATGTCAGCTCGGCGTGACTGGGCGGATGCCTACGTTGCGGGTCTTGACGTGCTGGGCATGAAGTACGAAGAGCGAACTGAGCCTTGGGAAAACGCCTGTGGCGTGTACAGCAACATTTTGGCGGAAGCCGCCATCCGTTTCCAAGCCGAGGCCATGAGCGAGACGTTCCCCGCTGCGGGTCCTGTGAGAACTAAGATTCTTGGGGAGCCTACCCAAGACAAAGAAGATGCTGCCTTACGTGTTAAGACAGATATGAATTACGAACTGACTGAGGTTATGGTAGAATACCGCCCCGAACATGAGCGGCTACTGTATTCACTCGGTTTAGCCGGTTCAGCGTTTAAGAAGGTGTATTTTGATCCCAATTTGGGACGTCAGATTGCCTTATATATCCCTGCGGAAGACGTGATTGTGCCCTACGGTGCCTCTAATATTGAGTCCGCAGAGCGCGTTACGCACGTCATGCGCAAGACAAAGAACGAAATGGTTAAGCTACAGGCGGCGGGGTTCTATCGGGACGTGGAACTTGGCGACCCTGTGTCGTTTTTCTCAGACGTTGAAGAAGCTAAGGCTGAGCAGTCGGGCATATCCCTGACCTCAGATGACCGTTACACCGTGCTTGAAGTACACGCTGACCTGAATATTGACGGTGTGGATGGTGCGGACAACGAAGAGTCGTTGCAAGTCGCAAAGCCTTATGTGGTAACGCTTGAGAAGGGTACAGGTAAGATACTGGCTATCCGCCGTAACTGGAACCCTGACGATCCTTTGACACTAAAACGTCAACATTTCGTACATTATGCTTACGTCCCCGGATTTGGATTTTATGGACTCGGACTCATTCACATTATTGGTGGCTACGCTAAAGCTGGCACTAGTATTATCCGTCAGCTCGTGGACGCTGGAACCCTATCTAATCTCCCCGGTGGTCTCAAATCTAGGGGACTACGAGTTAAGGGCGATGACACACCGATTGGTCCGGGCGAATTCCGTGATGTAGATGTGCCGTCCGGTTCTATCCGCGACAACATTATGCCGCTCCCCTATAAGGAGCCGAGCCAAACTCTCTTTGCCCTGCTTAAGCAGATCACCGAAGAGGGGCGACGTTTGGGCGCTATTTCAGATATGAACATCTCCGACATGAGTGCTAACGCGCCTGTTGGAACCACACTCGCTCTACTAGAGCGTACTCTCAAGCCCATGGCCGCTGTCCAGTCTAGGGTACATTACTCAATGAAACAGGAGTTTAAGTTACTCCGAAAGATCATTGCTGAGTACGCGCCAGAAGAGTATCTGTATGTGCCTGACCGTGGTGAACCTCGTGCGCGACGCGCCGACTACGCTATGGTGGAAGTAATTCCTGTCAGTGATCCCAACAGCAGCACGATGGCACAACGAGTTGTGCAGTATCAAACCGTGTTGCAGATGGCACAGGCCGCCCCACAAATCTACGACCTACCACAACTTCATCGCCAGATGATCGAGGTTATGGGTATTAAGAACGCCGACAAGCTAGTGCCTACCGAAGACGATATGCGTCCTACGGACCCCGTTGGTGAAAACATGGGCGCGCTAGTGGGTAACCCCATTAAGGCGTTTATGTACCAAGACCATCAGGCGCACATAGCTACGCACCAAGCCTTCATGCAAGACCCCATGATTATGCAAACTATTGGGCAAAACCCTATGGCGAACCAAATCATGTCTTCGTTACAGGCCCACATCGCAGAGCATACGGCGTTTATGTACCGCCAGCAGATAGAAGAACGTATCGGGGCACCGTTGCCGGGTATGGACGAAGAGCTACCAAGAGAACTAGAAGTGCAAATTGCGCAGCTACAGTCTAAGGCAGCCATCCAACTTACTCAGGCGCACCAGCAACAGCAGGCTCAGCAACAAGCGCAGCAGCAAGCCCAAGACCCAATCGTCCAGATGCAGCAACAAGAACTACAGTTGAAGCAAGGCGAGCTACAGCGTAAATCCCAGAAAGATCAAGCAGATGCGCAGATTAGTGCCGCAAGACTACAGTTGGATGCGCAGAAAAGTGAGCGCACCGCTGCGATTGAGGCCACGCGAGTAGCTAGCCAAACAGATCAAGCTAATGCAAGACAAGACTTAGATGAAGCAAAAGCTATTTTGGACATGGCGAAAGCCAATAGAAAGGGGCAGATGCCCCAGTAAGGAGGTGATCCGTTGTCTACTACCGTCTTTGACGTGCTGAACCAAAAAATTACGGAGCTGAAAGGCTCTAGCGAAGATTTCCTGAAACCGGCGGAGCTAAAGACTTTGCCGAGTATCGGGAGGTATGTGGCGTTATTCGAGGTCTAGACGCTGCATTAAGAGAAATCAACGACCTTTCGCGTAACTATATGGACGATAACGATGACTGAGACAGTAACGGTTAGTGGGGTCGGGGCAGCAGCTCAGATTACAGAGCAGCTAGATCTGTTTGGTAAAGAAATGGAAGAAACAGCCCTAGAGAAAAAACGTAGAGCACGGATTGAAGTAGAAGCTATAGAAGAAGCAGAGCTAGAAGCTTCTATACCTAAACCCGTAGGCTATCGAGTCCTGATTGCCCTGCCTAACGTCGAAGAGACTTTCGGGGAAAGCGGGCTTATTAAGGCGGAATCTACTCGTCGAGAGGAATATATCCTGTCTACTGTGGGGTCTGTGCTTGATATGGGCGAGCAAGCGTACAGCGATAAAGAGCGCTTTCCTACTGGGCCTTGGTGCAAAGTAGGCGACCATGTGATGTTCCGAGCCAACACCGGTACGCGTTTTAAGGTGAACGGGCAGGAGTTTCGCTTAATGAATGACGACTCTATTGAGGCCGTTGTAGACGATCCGCGAGCTGTTTCGCGTGCATAAGGAGTAAACCATGCCTAGAGAAAATGTAGAATTTGAGTTTCCCGATCCCGATAAAAACGAGGCATCTCAAGAAGTTGAGGTTGATCTTGTCGAAGAAGACGCGCCCCTAGAGGTTGAAGGTGCGGTTGGGCGGGAGAATATGAAGTCCGCCAAAGATACTATTAAAGCGGGCGATGTAGAGATCGAGGTAGAAGACGATACCCCAGAAGCCGACCGTGGGCGAAAGGCGTCTGAACCCCCCAAAGAAGTAACTGAGGACGAGTTAGAAAACTACTCTGAAAAAGTCAAAACTAGGATTAAACACTTTAGTAAGGGCTATCATGACGAGCGTAGGGCCAAAGAAGAGGCGATGCGCCAGCAAGAAGCCCTTGAATCTTATGCTAGAAACTTGGTGGCTGAGAACGAAAAGCTAAAGGGTTCGGTGGACAAAAGCCACAACTCGTTGATTGAGTCTGCAAAGCGGCAAGTAGCAGGTGAGATAGCTGTAGCGCAGCGTCAGTACAAGGACGCGTACGAGCGGGGGAATCTGAAAGCTATCTTAACAGCTCAGACTGCTTTGAACGCTGCTCAAATACGTGCAGACAAAGTTAACGGGTTGAAACCTAAGCAGATTCAGGCTTTACAAACCCCCAAGAAAACTGCTGTACAACCTCAAGTAACTGCACCCCCAACCTGAAATGCAGCGTGACGACAAAGCTGAAACATGGCGCGACGACAACCCATGGTTTGGTGAAGACGACGAAATGACCGCATTTGCGCTAGGGTTGCATAACAAACTAACGAAAGACGGGTTTGACCCGCGATCAAATGAATACTACGAGAAAATTAACTCTCGTATGCGAACAGTATTCCCCGATCAATTTGATGATGGGATAGAAGATCAACCAGAGAGCACCCGAAGAAAATCTAGCAATGTGGTTGCACCCGCTACGCGGAGCACAGCGCCTAACAAAATTAGGCTTACGCAATCACAAGTCGCTATCGCGAAAAAACTTGGGGTACCGCTGGAAACATACGCCAAACAGGTTGCTGAACTAATGAGGAAACAACAATGAGTCAGAACAGACAGAATAGAGAACTCGAAACCCGTGAAAAAACGGCCCGTAAGAAGGCGTGGACGCGACCTACTGTGTTGCCTGACCCCACTCCTGAAGACGGCTACACCTATCACTGGGTTCGTATTGCCACTAACGGTCAATCTGACGCCACTAACGTTTCTTCCAAACTACGTGAAGGCTGGGAACCCGTACGTGCGGTAGACCACCCCGAGATATTTACTGATACTGTCTCAGACGAGCGGTTTAAGGATAATGTCATTGTGGGCGGACTCATGCTGTGCAAGGCCCCAGAAGAACTTGTCGCAGAACGAAATGCGTTTTACCGGCAACAAGCCGAGTCGCAAATCCACTCTGTGGACAATAACTTAATGCGCGAAAACGACCCTAGAATGCCCCTATTTCACGATAGGAAATCGAAGGTTACTTTCGGCAGTGGAAATTAAATTAGGAGTTATACAATGGCTTATCCAACAGTCAGCGCTCCCTACGGCTTTAAGCCAATCAACCGTATCGACGGTATGCCTTACGCTGGTGCTACTCGCCTTATTCCTATTGCGAGTACATACAACGTGGCTATCTTTGCGGGTGACATGGTTCAAACTGTAGCGGCGGGCACATGTGAAAAGTTCACCGGCACTACTAGTGGTGCTACGGTGGGTGTTTGTGTTGGCGTTCAATACGTCAATTCTCTGAGCCAGTTCACGCCGGCTCAATACTACCCCGGCACTAGCGTTACTGACGCTTACGCTATCGTAGTAGACGACCCTATGGCGGCTTTTAAAGTTGCTGTAACAAATGGTTCTAGTGCAGTAACCGCAGAAGACCGTACTGTTGTCGGCGCTAACATGGCCGTAGTACAAGGTACAGGCGATACTGCTACTGGAGATTCTGGACAATCAGTCCTCGCTGGCTCAGATGCTGTTACAGCAACTATTCCTGTTCGAGTAATTGATGTTGTCACAGATACCGCAACTGGTGCTGATGCTTTTGTTGAGTTGATTGTTAAACTCAATACTCACCAGTACAACTCAACTACTGGCGTATAAGGAGACTAGCAGATGGCTATTTCAAGAGCGCAACTCCTTAAGGAGCTACTACCGGGTCTAAACGCCCTCTTTGGTCTCGAATACGCTAAGTATGGTGACGAGGCTGCTGAAATCTTCGAGTCTGAATCTTCGGATCGTTCTTTTGAAGAAGAAACTAAGTTGTCCGGTTTCAGTGCCGCACCTGTTAAGGGTGAAGGTTCTGCGATCGAATATGACAACGCACAAGAAGCGTGGACTGCTCGTTACACTCACGAGACGGTCGCAATGGGCTTTTCGCTGACTGAAGAAGCAATCGAAGATAACCTCTACGATTCACTCTCTTCACGTTACACGAAGGCTCTTGCACGTGCGATGGCTTACACTAAGCAAGTTAAGGGTGCTAGTATCCTAAACAACGCTTTCTCCGGCACTACTTATGGTGACGGCAAAGTCCTTTGTGCGACTGACCACCCTCTCGTATCTGGTGGCGCTAACTCAAACCGTCCTGCTGTTGCAGCCGATCTTAACGAAACTTCACTCGAAGCTGCCGTTATCCAGATCGCTGGTTGGACTGATGAGCGCGGTCTCCTTATCGCTGCTAAGCCTAAGACGCTTGTTATCCCGCCAAGCCTGCAATTCGTTGCAACGCGTTTGTTGGATACTGAGCTTCGTGTGTCTACAGCCGATAACGACATCAACGCAATCCGCAGCAACGGTGCAATTCCGGGTGGTTACAAGATCAACAACTACCTGACTGACACCAACGCTTGGTTCTTGATGACTGACGTACCTAACGGCCTGAAGCACTTCGTCCGCTCACCTATGAGCACTAGCATGGACGCCGACTTCGACACAGGCAACAGCCGATATAAGGCTCGTGAGCGATACAGCTTCGGCGTATCTGACCCACTGGGCATCTTCGGTTCACCCGGCGCTTCATAAGCAAAAGGTGTTAAGATTGGGGGCTTCGGCCCCCTTTCTTTTGCGTGCGAGGTACCCATGCCTAGACAAATGAAAAAAAGAGTAGAGTCGCAAGGCTCTCGAATGTGCACGTCGTGCAACAAAGTCAGGCTGTTATCTCAGTTTGAGCTATTTAAAGACGGCAATTATCGCGGCGTGTGTCGAACATGCGTTAGCGCCCAGAAAGCCCGAAAAACCTCCGCCTCTCCCGAAGCATACCTACGAGTTCTAAACGTCCAACTAAAGTCGCAGCGTATAAAACAGGGCATCCAATACGACCTAACCTCCGAAGAGCTTACGGAGATATGGGACATACAAGAAGGCAGATGCGCCCTGTCTGGCGTACTAATGACCCACCAACGCGATGGGAAGGCAGGAGACGGTAAGAAGAAAGAGTTCAATGCCTCGATAGACAGGATAAACCCCCAAGGCTCCTACGTACGGGAAAACGTACAGCTAGTCGCCAACCGCGCTAATACCATGAAGCACACCCTGGCCAAGACATGTTTATGTGGTGGGTAAAAAACATTCATAATCACCTATTAAGTTGATTTATATCCCGGATAGGGGTAATTTGTAGGCGGAACTTACCCGACAGTACGTTCTTATCTCCCTTGAAGAGTATTGACCCGTCCCCACAGGCGGGTCTTTTTTGTTAGGTATTGTGTACTTAGCGCCGAAATGGTATATAGTACCTATACCGGGGTCATCCGGTGTATCTGACAGCTCCCGGCTGACGACATGCAGACAGATGCACCCCAAAATTAACTCGCATGTGAGGAATCTCAAATGGCTAATACCACTTTTACAGGCCCGGTCATCTCGACTAACGGCTTTGTTGGCGCTGTAACAGGCGATGTAACCGGCGCAGTTGCTGCTACTACTCTAACTACTACTGGCACTGTGACCCTTAACGGCACTGCTATTATTGTTAGCGACCTGCCTACGTCTGACCCCTCTGTTGCTGGCCAAATCTACAGCGATAGCAACGTACTTACTGTTTCAGCAGGTTAATCCTTAACTTAATAGGAGAAACCTATGCCTAGTTCAGATATTCAGACCAAACGGGTTACGACCGCTGCTAGTCTGGGGGTTGGTCCGGCTCGCATACGCCAAATTCAAGTGCTTACAAGCGCTGTAGGCGCGGGGCGGCTAACTATTACCGACGGTGCTGGCGGAAATACTACTTTGGACATCGACTTTATTGCCGAGGAGTCACACTCGATCAACATCCCTGACTACGGTATACGGTGCGCCACTGACGTAACAATCACGGCGATGACCAACATTACTGCTATGACGGTGTTTTACAGCTAATGGCTAAGCAAGTAGACAAAGGCAGCATGGCTTGTAACAAGCCGAAGCGAACGCCTTCTCATCCTAAGAAGTCTCACGTGGTGAAAGCCTGTGAGGGTGGGAAAGAGAAGGTCATACGTTTTGGTGAGCAAGGCGCGTCTACAGCAGGTAAACCCAAGTCGGGCGAGTCTGCTAAAATGAAGGCTAAGCGCAAGTCGTTCAAGTCCCGACACGGTAAGAACATTGCCAAGGGCAAGATGAGCGCAGCTTACTGGGCGGACCGCGTCCGCTGGTAGTAAAAACAAGGAGTTAGCGATGAAAGACTCAAAGTACACAGGACATATGGGCGATTGCGCCATTAACGATGACGGTCCATGCACTTGCGGCACGGAAGAAGAACTTGCAGATATAGCTCGTGAAGAGGCCGGCTTAACGGCGGAAGATTAGAAAATGAGCGACCAAGAGTATTCGATGATAGACGTGATGCTAACTGCGTTAAAATACTCTAAAGGCCGCTGGACACCGGATGAAGTTTTAGAGTTCGGGTTCATGTTAGAAGAGCTACACTTGTCCGACGAGTACGAAGATGGCAAACCAAACTTAGTAAGTATTAAAGGCGGTAAGCCCGAAGCGGAAGAAACAACTTAATTTAGGAGGCTGTTATGGCTGGTTGTGGGACAAAACGAATGAACATGGGCGGCCCTACGGGTATGCACAAAATGCCCGATGGCACCATGATGAAAGGCGCTAAGCACGGCATGAAAGCTGGTGGTCTGACGGGTCCTGATAAAGAGGGTCCAAAGAAGCGTAAAAAGGGTAAAAGTAGCGACCCTGCGGCTTTCCCCGACCTAAACAATGACGGCAAAGTTACTCAAGCCGATGTATTGATGGGACGAGGCGTGGGCAAGATGAACATGGGCGGCAAAGTCATGAAGTATAAAGCTGGTGGCTGTGTTGGCGATGGCTGTGCTATCCGAGGTCGAACTAAAGGCACAATGCGATGATGAAGTGCCGGGGCATGGGCAAAATGAAGCCCGTTACGTTTAAGAAAGGCGGTACGGTCAAAGACGACTGCTACCGCAAGGTGAAGGCATCGTATAAAGTCTTCCCTTCTGCGTATGCTTCGGGTGCTATCGCCAAGTGCAGAAAGAAGAAAGCCAGTGGCCGTTCGTAAAACCGAGAAGGGCAAGGCCCTAAAGCGGTGGTTTAAGGAAGACTGGAAAGACGTCAAGACAGGCAAGGCTTGTGGACGCAAAGAAGGCGATAAGCGGGGAACCCCGTACTGTAGACCCACAAAGCGGGTCTCTAGTAAAACGCCTAAGACCTCTGGTGAGATGACAGCGGCAGAGAAGAAGTCCCGTATAGCGCAGAAGAAGCGCCTAGGACAACCGGCAGGTAAACCTAAGCGTGTAGCATCGCTTAAAAGGAAGAAGAAATAATGGCTAAGGGCGTAAACCACTACTTTAAAGACGGTAAAACGCACCGAGGGGGCACGCACAAACACCCCGACGGGACTGTAATGACAGGCAAAACGATGTCAGCTAAGTCCGCAAAGTTATTTCATTACAAAGATTTATCTAAAACTGCGCAGACGAAAGCGCGGGAAAGTTGGGGCAAATAATGGCTACATCCGGTACTGCTACATTCAACATGGACTTCACCGAGATTGCGGAAGAAGCGTGGGAGCGTGCCGGTAGAGAAATGCGTTCTGGTTACGACCTGCGCACTGCTCGTAGGTCTATGAATCTGTTGACTATTGAGTGGCAGAACCGTGGTATAAACATGTGGACGATTGAAGAGGGGTTTAAGAACCTAATTCAAGGGACAGCCACATACGACCTGCCCGCCGATACAATAGACCTGCTAGAGCATGTAGTTCGCACAGGGGAAGGCAACGTAACCACGCAGTCAGACCTAAACATCACGCGTATCAGTGTCTCTACCTACTCCAGCATACCTAACAAGCTAAGCCAAGGCCGCCCCATACAGCTTTATGTAGACCGTGGGCAAGCAAACCCTTCGGTTACTGTGTGGCCTGTGCCAGACCAAGGCACTGCACTTTCACCTTACTACGTGCTTAAGTACTGGCGGATGCGCCGTATACAAGATTCTGGGACAGGGGTTAACACCGCCGACGTTAACTTCCGTTTCTTGCCCTGCCTCGTTGCAGGGCTTGCGTATTATATAGCCCAAAAAGACCCAGACTTAATGCCCCGTATTCCTATGCTACAGGCCGAATACGAGCGACAGTTTGAGTTAGCAGCGGGCGAAGACCGGGAGAAAGCGACGCTTAGCTTGGTGCCCCGTATAAGCAGCATAAGGTAGGCTTATGAGCTATAAATACGCCTCGGGACAAAAAGCACTAGCGATCTGTGATGTCTGCGGTTTTCAGTATAAACTTAGGCAGCTCAAAGAGTTAGTAGTGAAGGGCAATAAGACCAACTTAAAGGCGTGCCCAGAGTGTTGGAACCCAGACCAGCCACAGAACAAATTAGGGGAGTTTCCGGTAGATGACCCACAAGCTATACGTGACCCAAGACCGGACTCAGCAGAATTAGTAGCAAGCAGAGACATACAGTGGGGATGGGACCCAGTAGGGCTAAACGATCCTTTTGGACTTACACCAGACAATTTGGAAGGGACAGGCGTCGTAGGCACAGTAACAGTAACTACGAGCTAGGAGACAGAAATGAAAATGAAGTCACGATCAAACGTAAAAGCGCCAAAGATAATCGAGTTCCCAAATGAGCCGGTTATGTACAAAGTAGCTGACTGCTGCAACCAGCCGCCTAAAGATATGAAGACTAGCGGTGTTAAAGTGCGTGGCGTAGGCGCGGCGACCAAGGGTACAATGGCCCGTGGGCCAATGGGTTAAGGAGCAGTAGGTGAATTACACCGAGCTGAAGACTAACATTCAAGACATCTGTGAGCAGACGTTTACGGACGAGCAGCTTGCTATGTTTACCGATCAGGCTGAGCAGAAGATATATAACACTGTTCAGATTCCTGCGCTGCGTAAAAACCAGACGGGCAACCTGACAACGGGTAACAAGTATTTGGTGTACCCCACGGACTTCCTTTACCCTTTTTCTTTGGCGTATGTGGACGGCGACGATAACTACACCTTCTTGCTCAATAAGGACGTTAACTTTATTAGAGAAGCTTACCCCGGCCCAACAAGTACGGGCGCTCCAGCGCACTACGGAGTCTTTGATGACAGGGCGTTTATTATAGGCCCCACGCCAGACGCAGGGTACGAGGTTGAGCTGCACTACGGTTATTACCCCGAGTCTATTGTTACTGCCGGAACTACGTGGCTTGGTACTGAGTTTGACTCTGCTCTGCTTAACGGCGCTTTGGTCGAGGCGATACGTTTTATTAAGGGTGAGCCGGATATGGTTGCCCTGTACCAAAAGATGTACATCGACGCTATTGCGTTACTCAAGAATCTAGGCGACGGCAAGTTGCGCGAAGATATGTATCGTTCTGGTCAACTCAGAATAGACCCAAGGTAATTTAAGAGGAAAGTAAAATGGCTATTACACAGGCTATGGCAACATCATTCAAAGTTCAAATTCTTGATGGCGACTTTGATTTCAGCAGTGGCACGGCACAGGTATTTAAGATCGCTTTGTTTACTTCAGCAGCTTCTCTTGATGCGGCTACTACTGCGTACGCAACAACTAATGAAGTGGCCGGAACGGGCTATGTGGCAGGCGGCAATACGCTGACCATCTCTGCAAACCCTGCTTCTAGCGGCACTACAGCGTTCTTGGACTTTGCGGATACTACGTGGTCTACAGCGACTATTACTGCCCGTGGCGCGCTTATATACTTGGCTAACGGCGGCACTAACCCTGCTGTTGCGGTACTAGATTTTGGTGCGGACAAGACCTCGACTGCGGGTGACTTTACTATTGTCTTCCCTGCGGCTGACGCGAGTAATGCGATCCTTCGGATTGCCTAGTAGATGGCTGATGTTACGGTCCCACTCTCCGGTTGGGGATTTAGCACTTGGGGTACAGATTCGTGGGGCGAAGGTAATGCCCTGCCGATTGCTACAGGTGAACTAGGGACCGTAGGTGTTGTAGGTAACGCCGTTGTTAGCGTTACAGGTGTTGTAGGAACGACTGCTCTAGGCAGCGCTGAAGCGCAAATTAGCCAAAGCGTATCGGTTACTGGGGTTAGCGCCACGGGCGTTGCGGCTTATACGGTCTGGGACGCTACTGTTTATCTAGGTGGTTGGGGTCGTGGAGTCTGGGGCCAAGGTGCGTGGGGCGAGGGCTTAGGTCTTTCTGCTACAGGCGCAGTAGGCTCGGTTGAAGTCCAAGAAGGCGTAGGGGTATACGTCACTGGCGTACAGGCAACCACAGCCCTAGGCAACATAGCAGTAGAGGCCGATGGAGCGATAGAAGCTCTCGGTAACGCAGCCACAGGCGAAGTCGGTACGGTAGTTGTTAATGCTGACGCCATTGTTGACGTTACAGGTGTTGCGGGCACAGGCGCGCTAGGTGTTGCAGGGCCGATAACCACGGTAGCAATAAACGTCACAGGCGTAGAAGCCACGGGTGTTGCAGGCGATGCGAGCGTTATTGGAGATTCTTCTCTCGACGCTACAGGGCTAGAAGCCACTGCTACCCTTGGCAACATTACGGTCCTATTGCAGCAAAACGTCGATGTTACCGGCGTACAGGGCACTACAGCACTAGGCGAGACAACTGAAACCGCAGGGGCGAAGGTATACGCCATTGGCGTACAAGCCACAGGACAGGTTGGAACAGTATTGGTTTGGAGCGAGATTGTACCGAATCAGAACGCAGGCTGGGTAGGATGTAGACGACAGCCAAACACCAAATTGGACGGAAATAGCAGCATGATTAAAGTAAACGCAGCGAAAACAGTCGGCGACGCAATAGACCCTAAGCACGAGATCGAAGTAGTCTGCTCCCATTGTGGCTATGATCTTGACGAAACGGAGCTATCAGCCGATACTTGCTCAGACTGTGGAGAAGCTTTAAATTTGCGTAGGAATACAAAGATTTACGCAACCACAATCCCCGCTGCCGGTGGCAGCACACTAGTATAGGGTTTGAAGATGATTACTCAGGCGGGGCTAAAAGAACTACTGAACTATAACCCAGAGACGGGGGATTTGTCGTGGGTTAAAAGCAAAAAACCTAGCGGGCGGCATTAGTAGCTATGGCTATCGACGCATTATAATAGACGGGAAAGAGCATAAAGCGCATCGTCTAGCGTGGCTGTACACCCATGGGGTTTTCCCCGAAGATCAAATAGACCATATTAACGGAGTTCGGCACGATAATCGTATATACAATCTCCGGACGGTTACTAACGCCGAGAACCATAGAAACCGCAAGAAACGCTGCACTAACACATCTGGTGTAACGGGAGTGTCTTGGTTTAAGCCCAACAAATCGTGGGGGGCATACATAAATGCAAATGAAAAGAGAGTGTTTTTGGGACTTTTCAAAGATTTAATATCGGCTGTAGCTGCAAGAAAGTCTGCCGAAAGGCAGTATGAGTATCATCCAAATCACGGAAGGAGTGCCTAACAGTGGCAACTTATTTAAACAACTTACGACTTAAAGAAATTACCACGGGCGACGAAGATGGCACATGGGGAGTAAGTACCAATACCAACCTTGATCTCATTACTGACGGTTTTAGCTACGGCACAAAGGATATAGCAGCTGATGCTGATGAAACCTTCACCATGCCCGATGCAACGGCTGACGCTACACGAGGCTTCTACTTAAAGTTTACCTCGGGTGTATCGCTAACCGCTACACGCACGGTTACCCTCGGCCCCAACACCGTATCTAAAGTGTGGATGATCGAGAACGCTACAACGGGCAGCCAGATTATTACGATCAAGCAAGGCTCTGGCGCTACAGTAGATGTCCCTAGTGGCAGTAAGCTGATGGTGGTTACCGACGGTGCTGGCGCAGGCGCTGCGGTACTTAATGCTAACCCTACAGAGGCCGGTTCGGGCACGGTAACCAGCGTAGCGGTATCTGGCGGCTCAACAGGACTAACTACTTCGGGTGGCCCTATAACGGGTTCAGGAACAATTACGGTAGCAGGAACACTTGCTGTCGCTAACGGCGGTACAGGGATCACATCCTTGGGGGCGGGTGTTGCTGACTTCCTTGGAACTCCCTCTAGTGCAAACCTTATAACGGCAGTAACGGACGAGACGGGTACAGGTGCTTTGGTATTCGCTACTAGCCCTACGCTTGTCACGCCAGCTCTTGGCACACCCGCTTCTGGCACTCTGACAAACGCTACTGGGTTACCTCCGGCTGGCGTAGTAGGCACAGCGGCCATCCTTGGAGATAACACCTTTACAGGCACTCAAGACTTTACAGGCGCTACAGTCACAGGAATTGCCACAGACCCAACCAATGCAACGCTAACAAAGACCTTCGCGGCGGGTGAGGCTTCAACAATAACTCTAACTACCTCTGTCCTAGCCCCCTGTAGTCTCTGTCACTAAAGAGATTCCACAGACAGATCTAACAAATAACATATGGGACATAATTACAAACGACGTAGGATTTACGCTTGTAGACTCAGCCTATGCCGTAACGCTAACGCCTGCTGCAACAACTGGCGGATCTATAGAATTTACTCTTGGTAGTGGCTCGTGGGCATCTACTGACTTGGGAAAAGTCATCAAAAACAAAAGCGCAGGCGAAGCCGGCGAGGCGAGAGTAATCTCTGTTGCCTCTGGTGTTGCGACTTGCCAGATTACCGTTGATTTTACAAACACTGACGCTATTGCATCCGGTGATTGGGAGATGTATTCAGGCGAGTTTACCAGTGGTAGTTTCGAGCTTTCCAGTTCAGTACAAGATGAAGTAACCG